CAGCAAATTTCCAGACAACAGAACCCACTAGCGTTGTCGCTGGTGATTTTCTTGCGTGGAAACGTGAAGATCTGAATGTAGATTACGCAAACAGCGCATTCACCTTAAAGTACGTTTTGAGACTTCAAAATTCCGGTTCAACTGAAATTGAAATAAGCGCAAGCAATTCTGGAACTGATTACCTAGTTAGCGTGGCTTCTAGCACAACTGCGAATTATGCAGTTGGTCGCTATGACTATCAGGCGTACATCACAAAAACGAGCACTTCCGAAAGAATCACGATTAAAAGCGGAGAGATCGTCGTTTTAGCAAATCGCGATGCTTCTAGTGATGACCCTATAGATCACCTCAGAAAGCGTTTAGAGAACCTAGAAACGGCAATACTGACGCTATCTAACAAAACCTCTAGCAGCTACTCGATTGCTGGTCGCTCTATGACTTATCAAGACCTACCCCAACTTATCCAAATGCGAGATCAGACTGCTGGCGAAATTAACGTTAAAACTAGAGGCGGTTTCGGAGTGAGATCGTGAGCCTAGAACAAAACATTCGTAAGTGGGCCGCTGCTTCACCAACGGTTGTCAAGGATTGGATTGCTGCCAGTGATTCGATCAATAAAGACCTCAAGGAGCAATCAAGAGCATTAAGGGCGCGTGCTAGGGATCTTGAGCAAAATAATGACTACGCATACAAATACCTTGGTCTAACTGAGTTAAACACCGTTGGCGAGCATGGCATTCGCTTGCAGGTCAAAGCGCGAACAAATCGCGGCAAACTAGACACCCGAATCAATCGGCTAGTCGAAAAGGCGTTTATCAAATGGCAACGAGCAGAAACGTGCTCTATTGATGGGCGATTAAACTGGCTAGAGATTCAAAGACTAATCATTCGAAGTTGCGCTAGGGACGGTGAGGTCTTAATTCGTTTCGTTCGCACAAATGACTCAATACAACTTGCCATCTACGACGCAGATTTTTTAGATAACGATCTAAACCGACCGCCTGGTCAAAACCAAAACCAGATAATTCAGGGTATTGAGGTTAACGCGCAGGGTAGGCCAGTAGCGTATTACCTTCTTAAAAGTAATCCCACCGATATGCCAACGCTTTTTGGCAAGCCAACAACTCGCGAATACGAAGTCGTTTCTGCAAACGATGTCATACACATTTACAAAACTGACAGACTGAATCAAGTGCGCGGCGCAAGCTGGATGGCTTCTGTGATGATTCACATGCTGATGCTCAATAGGTACGAACGAGCAGAAATGGCAGCGGCAGAAATGTCCGCCAAGAAAATTGGTTTCTATACCAGCCCAACAGGCGATTATTTAGACGGCGAAAAATCTCAAGAATACGGGTTGCCGACAGATGTGAACGGCTTGGGCATGATGGAGTTGCCAACTGGGGTAGATGTAAACTTGTTAGACCCAAACCACCCAGTAAGTGCATATTCAGATTACGTCAGCGGGGTGTTGAAGGGCATAGCAGCCGGTCTTGGCGTTACCTATCACGCATTGTCTGGCGATCTCACGCAGGTCAATTTTTCCAGCATTCGCGCTGGCACGATTGAAGAACGTGACCGCTGGAAAGCAGTGCAGCAGTGGTTAATTTCCAAACTGCACACTCCAGTTTTTGAGCGTTGGCTTCAACAAAACGCAGCATCTTTGGGGCTGTCTCAAGCTGACGTTGACCGCATTGAAATCACTTGGCAACCAAGAGGCTGGACTTGGGTAGACCCCCTCAAGGATCTGCAAAGCCACCAATTAGCTTATCAACTAGGCGTTACCAGTTTGTCAGAGATCGCAGGTGCCAGCGGTAGAGATCTAGAAGAAGTTTTCGATCAGCGGGCAAAAGAAAAGGCGCTTTCGGAATTATATGGCGTTGAGATCAACCAAATAACAACAGAGGTTATCCCAGATGAATCAGATTAAAACTGGAGATTTACAAAGATTTTTTCAATTAGATCGTGCGGCACTTGACCAAGAAAACAGAACGGTACGCCTATCCTTTTCAAGCGAAGAACCTGTCGAAAGATGGTTCGGGAGTGAGGTGCTTTCGCACTCGCCTGAGTCTGTTCGAATGGATCGTTTAAATGGTGGTGCTCCGCTGCTTTGGAATCATGACACCAGCGATCAGATAGGTAGGGTTGAACAAGCGTCTATTGAAGATGGTCGCGGTTATGCCGTGGTCAGATTTTCAAAAAGCGCGAGGGCAGAAGAACTTTATCAAGATGTCGTCGATGGCATAACCAGCAACGTGAGCGTGGGATACCGCATTCACGAAATGGAGCAGGAAGGCGATAAAGAGGTCTATCGGGCAACCGATTGGCAACCGCACGAAATCTCCCTAGTAAGCGTACCTGCTGATGCAAGCGTTGGTATTGGTCGCAGCGTGGGAGAACACCAAACACGGGTATTAACCCAAAATATTATCAAAGAGGAAACTCAAATGTCTGAAGAAACTAAGATCGACGTACAAAGCGTCAAAGACGAAGCACGCGACCAAGCATTAGCTGAAGAGCGCGGCAGAATATCCACGATCAACGATATGGCTAAGGATGCGCCTTACTTAAGAGAACTTGCTGACAAGGCGTTGACCGAAGGTCAGCCATTAGATGTATTCCAGCGCAGCGCGTTAGAAGCCACTAAGCAGGAGCTAAAGCGTAAGCCTAGCAATGACCTAATCAACTCTCCACTTACTGTCGATATGACAGAAAAAGAGCAGCGTAGCTTTTCAATCGTTAAGGCAGTGCAAGCATCTGCTACTGGCGACTGGTCAAAAGCTGGCTTAGAGCGTGAGGTTTCAAACGCGATTGCTGCGCGGGTTGGTGACAGCAACGGCGGCTTTTACCTTCCAACCGATATGGCTTGGGGTTCAAAGCGTGATTTGACTGTTGGCACTAACAACCAAGGCGGTTTCTTAGTTGGCACCGATCACATGGCTGCAAGTTTCATTGACGCACTTCGAGCAAACATGGTGACCATGCAAGCTGGCGGAAGAATGATGACTAACCTACAGGGTAACGTTGCTATTCCTAAACTTGCGACCGGCACAACTAACATTTCTTTTGTGGCAGAAGGGGCGGCCCCGTCAGAAGGTCAGCCAGTGTTCGCCCAAGTAGCATTAAGCGGGAAAGCAATAGCAGGCTACGTTCAGATCACAAGAAATCTGTTAGTCCAATCCGACCCTAGTGTTGAGGCGATGATTCAAGATGACATCACTCAGGGTATTGCAACGGCAATAGACGCTGCTGCCCTGACGGGAAGTGGTTCTAGCAATCAGCCTACTGGCATTTTGGCAACTACTGGAATCGGAAGCGTTTCGTTTAGTTCATCGGGCGCACCCACATTTTCCGAGGTGGTTGCCGTAGAAACAGCCATAGTTCAGGACAATGCTCAGGCAGATAATATGGTAATGGTCACGACTCCTGCGATGGCTGGCGCGTTGAAGACAACGGTTAAAGGCGGGTCTGGTTCTGGTCGGTTTATCACTGAAGACGGACTAGCCAATGGCTACCCAGTGCTTGCTACTTCAAGTATGACTGCTAACACAGTGCTACTCGGAGATTTTAGCCAACTTATAGTCGCACAGTTCGGCGCAATTGAAGTGATAACAGATCGCGATGCGACGACCGGCATTATGAACCTTGGCGTTCATTTGTTAGCCGACATCGGTGTTCGTCGCGCTGAATCGTTCAGCAAAGGCGCGTAATGATTGGTACTGAAAATGCTCCCAGCCTCGTGGCTGGGAGTTACCTCAAAGGAGACAAGCGCATGGCAAAGGTCAAGATGCTGAGAGACACGGTTGCGTCTGGTTTTGACGTAAAGGCAGGTAAAGAGTACGAGTTAGACGAAAGTGATGCTCGACTACTAATTGCTACAAACAAGGCAGTACCAGTAGAAGGCAAAGCGAAAAAAGTAGAAAACCGCGAGGCTGGTTCTACTACTACAACGAGAAAGAAAAAATGATTGTTGAAGTAGTCAAAAGCTGCAAGACCGATCAAGGCAATCATAAGTCAGGCGACAAGCTGGAAGTGAGTGCAATCGTTGGCGAAAAGTTGATCGCTAGAGGGTTCGCTGAAATACCTAAGCCAAAGGCAAAGAGCAAGTAAATGGCTGGCGCGTTTCTACTTACTGATTTGCCTAACTTTTTTGATGACAACGATTTTGCAGACGTTGCCACGATTGGCTCTGCCAGTGTGGAAGTAGTTTTCGACAATGCTTTTTTCGGTCAGGAAGTGGGCGGTACGCTTGAAATCGACGATGGGATTCCAGTCGCTCATGCAAAATCTAGTGATGTCGCAAGTGTAGCGAACGGAGCAACAATAGTTATCAATTCAGTCACTTTTACCATAGTGGGTCGAGAAGATGACAACACCGGCGTAACAACGCTAAAGCTTAGACGATGAGTCATGTACGCCAACAAATCAGAGAACGGATTGCGGCAAACGTAACCGGACTCACAACAACAGGCAGCAATGTTTTTGCTTCCCGTGTTTATAACATTTCAACCAGTGAGCTACCCGCTTTGCTGGTGTACTCAATTAGCGAAAGTTCAGAACGTGATTCGTTTTTGAGCAGTAACGGATTAGAACGATCTGTCGATATTTTAGTGGAAGGATACGCAACGACTTCTGCAAATCTAGATTCAGTTCTAGACACGATTAGCGAAGAAATAGAAACAGCGGTTGCGGGTGATCCGACCTGTAACGGACTTTGCAAAGATATATTTTTAAGCAATACAGATGTCGATTTGACCCCAGACGGTCAAAAACCAGTGGGCAGCATCAAGCTCACTTTTGAATGCACGTATAGAACTACAACAGTCGCGCCACAAACCGCGATTTAAAAGGAGAAGAAAATGGCTACTCATACAACAGTAGAAGGAACAATAACGGTTGGCGGTACAGCCGTTGGATCTTTGCGAACTTTGGGCCTTACTACAGGCGCAGAGATGATCGACGCAACCACAATTACGTCTACGTCTAAAATTAACAAAGTAGGCACAAAAAGTTTTAGCGGCAGCGCAGAATGTTACTGGGACGAAGCTGATGCTGTCCAAGTAAGCTTGGTTGAAGGCGTTGAAGTTGTTTTAGTTTGGGCCTTTGAAGGGACTACGAGCGGCGATTATATTTACTCAGGCACCGCAAACGTTGAAAGTTTTGACGTAAGCGCATCGACAAATGGGATGGTTGAGTGCAGCTTTAGTTTCACTGGTACAGGCCCATTGACCAGAGGCACAGCATAGATGTCTAACGTATTAGAAGCTGCAAAGCGTCATTACTCTGATTTGATTGATGGCGAGTTAAAGTTTCTAGACGTTCCAGAGTGGCAAGTTGACGGCAAACCTACGCGCATATACTACCGACAATATATGTCCGTAGAAGAAAAGGGCGATTTGGTCAAGCTGTACAATCAAGACAGCCATTACGAGATGATGGTTATGTCTCTGATTCACTCTGCGCGGAACGAAGACGGCTCCAAGATGTTCAAAAAACCTCAACGCTTCGACCTAATGAAATTAGTCAGCGCAGAAGTTATTGAGGACATTTTTACTCGAATGGGCCTTTTTCTCGAAAATGAAGATGATGCTGCAAAAAAGCAATAGCCGATCCTGATCTACGTTTTGCGTTGCAGTTGGGGGAGGTTTTAGGGAAAACATTAGCCGAAATTATGGCTATGTCAGAATTTGAATTCACGCTCTGGGCAGAGCATTTTAGGCAAAAAAATGGCAGTAGCTAGTGCAATTTCAATCCCAATTACAGCGTTCGATAGAACGGCTGGCGCGTTTGGTTCTGTTACAAAAGGTCTAGGTAAGGTCGGTTTAAACGTAGCAAAGTTGGGCGCAGCTTTCGCAACGCTTGGGGTAGCCGCTGGTGCCGCTATTGTCCGATCACAAATGAACACAATAGACGCACTTGGTAAGACTGCCGATAAGATCGGAACGACTACTGAGGCTCTAGGTGCGATGCGTCACGCAGCCGCAATCACTGGCGTTGCAACTACAACATTAGACATGAGCCTTCAGCGTTTCGTTCGCAGAACATCAGAAGCGTCAGTTGGCATGGGCGAGGCCAGGGGTGCGTTCCGCGAACTAGGTATTGACGTTCAGTCGTTCAATCAACTACCACTTGAAGCGCAAATCGGCACTATTGCCGACAAAATGGAAACTCTCAGATCACAAACTGACAGAGTTCGTATAGCGCAAAAACTGTTCGACAGCGAAGGTGTGGCAATGGTTCAAATGCTGGCAGAGGGTAGTGCTGGCTTGAAGGAAATGAGTGAAGAGGCGGGTGCACTTGGCCTTCTTTTAGATAGAGCAGACGTAGCACAGATAGAGGCTGCTAATGATTCGTTCACTCGCGCATCGGCGGTAATCGAAGGTTTGATAAATCAATTCACGATAGGTTTAGCCCCGTTTGCTGAAGAAGTTGCAAACATGATGCGTCAAGCAGCTTTAGATAGTGAAGATTTTGGTGCCATAGGTATGAAAGCTGCGAGAGCAGTAGTTGAAGGCGTTGCTACACTGCTTGACATAATGCAATCGTTTCGCATTGGCCTAAAAATGGCAGAAATTGGGTGGGAATCGTTTAAATTTGCTGGTTTATTCGTAACTAATGTTTTGGTTTCTGGTGTTTCAGTTTTAATTGATGGGTTGAACGTTGTTAGGGAGCTATTGGGTAAAGACTTAATAGGCAATCCAGTAAACGATGCTCTTTTTGAATCAGCTAATAATCTCGAATTTTTACGCGCAGAGCTAACAGCACTTCAAGATGCGCCGGGCGCATTAGATACCATTTCCCCAATGTTTGATGAAATAGAGCGATCTAGTCGCAGGGCAGCGGAAGGCGTTGCAAAGGTGAAAAGTTCACTTCTCGATCAGGGCGAAACGATCAAAAAACAAACGCAAACGCAGATTGAAGGCGATAAAAAATTAAGCGAATTCAAATTAAAAGATAGAAGCGATCAAGCGCAACAG